GCTGCCGGCGGGGGCGGGGGTGATCGTCGCGACCGTCACCCCCGCCGTGTGGGTCTGGCCGGACCCCCACGACGTCGCCTTGCGGGCGATGAGCAGGGTCGCGCGGTCCGAGTCGCTCGGGAGGGTGTACGTGAACGGCACCGTCAGGCCCGAGCTCGGCCCCGCGTTGAAGGCGGAGGGCGCGAGCGGCGGGGTCGTGTCCGCCGGCGGGCCGTCGAACGTCCAGCCCTGAATGTGGTCGTCCCACGCGGTCTTCGTGGTGCCGCTGACCTGGCTCTGAGCCTTCGAGGTGTAGCCGCTCGGCATGTGGCCGACCCACATGGTGGGGACGCCCGTGTACGCGGCCATGTTCGCGCCGGCCTTCGAGCTGATCGCCATGAACCGCTTACGCCCGCCGGCCTGTGTCGCCCATTCCTTCCCGCTCGGGCTGCCGACGGTGGCGGTGCCCGCGACGTCCTGAGTGACCCGGTTGACGGGGTGCTGGCCGGTGGACGCACCGCCGTCGCAGCCCTCGAACATGCACCCGTTGAGCGCCGGGTGGCCGCCCTTCTGCATCGACGGGTACCCGCCCGTGATCTGGCCGAGCGTCTTCCCGCCCGGCAGGCCGAGGCCGGTCTGCTCGTAGAGGTTGTTCGCCACGAGGATGACCTCGGGGCCGATCGCGGCGCGGAGCTGCGTCAGGCCCCAATGGATACCCCGGATCCAGTTCTCGGCCTCAGTCCGGCCGTCGCCGGCGTAGGCGTCGATCGTGTTCCCCATCGTCGTCCACACGCCGACCCACAGGCGGTTCCCCATCACGTCGAGGAAGTGGCCGTCCATGCGTCCGTCCTGGCGGCCCCAAAACTCGACGGCCCACTCGAGGACGTGCTGCCACCAGATCGACCCGGGCCGAATGTTCAGCATGTAGTTGCCGGCGTAGTTGGTCCGGCTCGAGGCGGTCGCCCGGTTGCCCGTCCACCAGTACGCGTCGGGCACGTTCGACCATGCACCGAAGCGGTTGTAGAGCTCGTACTCCTCGTCGCCGGGGGCGGGGTTCCACCCGCCGTTCGTGCCGATCGGGTACTCGACGAGGTTCGTGTAGTAGAGGGCTTCCATCCCGAGAGCGCGCGCCCCGACGAGCCACGCGGCGTTCGCGTTGACGGTGCGGTTCTGGACGAAGCAGCACCCCGGCGCGCGGAGCCAATCCATGTTCGGGCTCGGCACGTTGTTCGGTGCGCCGTACAGGAGGCCCATCGGGCGGGCGGGGGTCGTGCTCATGCTCTACCTCCGAGCGTTGCGGGCGGTGCGCTGCGCCGTGTTCGTGAGCGCGCGCGCGACGGCCGTTGCGATGGTCTGAGGGTCAGCGCCGGGACCGGCGGCGATGAGGGTTTCGATGAGGGTCTGCGGCGGCTGATTCACGAGCGCCGCGCCGATCGCCTTCAGTTCCTTGATCTGTTCCTTGTGCTGGCCGGCCTGAGCGTTCAACTGCCGCTGCTCGCTCGCGACGATGCGGGCACCGCCGGCGCTTGATTCCTTCGTGAAGGTCGCCTGGAGGGCGGCGCGCTGGGCCTCCTGCGACTGGCGGACGCGGGCGAGCTCCGTCGCCAAGGCGGACCGGAGGACGTTGCGCGTGTTCACCGCCTCGTTGATCGCCGCCTGCGCCGGCCGTTCGATGCCGGGGATGAACCCGGAGGGGAGGCCCGGCGACTTCCCGAGGGCGATCGCCTGAGCGCCAAGCTGGCGGAGCGCGAGGTTGAAGCCGTCCACGTAGGCGGTGCCAAGTTGCGCCCCGACGGCGGCGACGTTCACCCCGTTCGATGCGAGCGCCGCCTGCACGCCGGCGTTGAACTCGTCGATCTTGATCCGGCCGGCGTTGAGGTTCGCCGAGAGGTCGGCGAGCTGCTGAGAGAGGGCCGCCTTCCGGACGTCCGTCTCGGCCTGCGCGGTCTGCTGCTCGGCGCTGAGGCGGTCGCGGTCGCGCTGCAGGAGGAAGGCGTCGAGCGCGGCGCGCTCTTCCCGCGCCGGGTCCTCCGCGTTCAGGCGGGCGGTTTCGAGGCGCTGCCGCTCCGACTCCTGCTGCAGCGGGCTGAGGCGCGCCGCCTGCTCGGGGGTGCGCCGCGCGATGCTCGCCTGCAGGGCGGCGTACTTCGCCTGAGCGTTCGCCTTCCCCGCGTCGGCGAGGGCGACGGCGTTGCGAAGTTGGCGCTCCTGGTCGGCGGCGGACGCGGCGTCGAGGGCCGCCCCCCGTGCGTCGAGGGCGGCGGTGCGCCCGCTGAAGTCGGGGGCGTTCGCGTCGATCGCCCGGGACGCGAGGTCCCCGAGCTGCTGAGCGAAGCCGACGAGGTTCTGCTGGGCCTGCTGGATCGAGTCGCGGAGGGCGGCGCTGACGGTGGTGCGGATCACGGCGCGGATGCCACCGCCCTTGATCCTGAAGCCGGAGGCGATCGCCTCCGCGATGCTCCCACCCTGCGTCTTCGCGTTCGTCACGCCGACGCGGCCGGCGGCGTTGATCGCGTCGCGGACGGTGAACGCGACGCGGCCTCGGGTGCGGCCCTGCTCCTGCTGGACGCCGACCTCGAGCCCGCGCGCCAGGTCGCGGCCGACCGCCATCGTGATCTTCGACGGGCTCTTCGTCGCCGCCCCCGCCTTCGTGCCCTCCGTGCCGGCGCGGCCGAGTCGGACACCGGCGGCGTAGGCGTTCGGGACCTGAGCGTCGATCCCGGCGATGAGGCCGAGTCCGATGTTCGTGCCGATGACCTGCCCGGCGCTCGTCGCCTCGGGGGCAGCTTGCGCGGCACCGGCGGCACCCTTCGCCCCCGCGTCCTTCCCCGCCTTCTGCACCTTCGCTGCGGCCCCGGCGATCCCGCCGGCCACCCCGTCGCCCTGCGCCTTGCCGGCCTTCGTGCCCGCCGCCTTCAAGCTCGGGACGAGGGCCTCGGCGGTCTTGATCCGGTCACGGGCAGCGTTCTTCTCGGCGGTGGTCGTGCGGCCCGACGCGACGATCGCCTTGTTCGCCTCGATCGACGCACGGGCGGAGGCGACGGCCTTCGCCCGGGTGGCGGCGGCGCTGCGCTGCGAGGCACCCGCCTCCTGCACGAGCTGCGCGGCCAGCTTGCGGCCGCTCGCGGTGGAGGTGTCCACCGCTCGGGCGGACGCGCGCGCCGTGTTCGCCGACTGCTGAAGGCGCTGCGAGGCGACGGCCTGCCCGCGTGCCTGAGCGTCGAGGGCGGCGGTGTACCGGATCGCGGACTGGCGGTTGATCCCGACCGCCAGGGCGGCCTGCAACTGCGCCCGGGACTGCAGCCCGGCGTTCGCCGTGACCTTCGTCGCGGCGGCGGCCTGAGCCTCGGCGGCGGCCCGCTCGCGCTGAGCGGTCGCGACGGTGGCGGTCTGCGCCGCGCCCGCCTGCTGGCGCGCGCGGGTGAGGTTGTTCTCGGCCTGCGCGAGCGCGTTCTTCGCGACGGTGAGGGCCTGAGTCTTCTCCTGCTCCCCGCCGAACTGCGACGCCGGCGCGGCCTGCACCTGCTGCACCTGCTGCCGCGCGGTGGTGACACCCTGGCGGGCCTGATCGACGCCGACCCTCGTGCCGAGCAGGTTGTCGAGCGCGCCCTTCTGGCGATCGAGGGAGGCGGCGGCGGTGTCCGACGCGGCGGCCTGCTCGCGGAGGGCGGCCGAGAACGCGGCGGCCTGCTGCGCGGCGTTTGACTCCCGGCCGGCGAGCAGGAACGCGCCGGCGGCGAGGGCGCTGACGCCGAGGGTGGCGATGCCGACCGGGCCGCCGAGCGCGGAGGTGATCCCCACCCCGAGGCCGCGGGCGGCACCCGCGACCCTGCCGAGGGCGGAGGTGGCGGTCGTCGCGGTGGCCGTGACCCGCGTCCCGACGACGCCGAACCCGGAGGCGACCTGCGCGGCGGACGCGGCGGTGGTCGCCGCCGACGCCTGCTGAGCGGCGCGGAGGGCGAGGATCTTCGGGGCGACGCCCGTGACCGCCCGGTTGAGTTGCGTGTAGGCGAGGGCGGTCAGGAGGATCGCGGGGGCGGCGTCGCTCGAGGCGACCGCCCCGAGGGCGTCGGCGGTCAGCTTGACGGCGGGGGCGACGGCCTCGGCGGCGGAGCGCACCGCGCCGAACACGGCGATCGCCGTCTCGCCGAACTGCTGGGCCGAGGCGATCGTCTGCGGGTCGGTGAGGAACCCGAGGATGCCGTCGGCGATGCCCTGCACACCCTGCTTGAAGTCGCCCCGCGAGCTGATCCGGTCGAGCCCCTCCGTCAGCGAGTCGGCGAACGTCGCGACGGCCGGCGCGGCGGCGGTGCCGAGCTCCAGCCCGAAGTTGCGGACGGCGTTCCCCGCGCGCTCGAAGGCCCGGCCGCTGCTCTTCTCGATCTGCGCGAGGGCCTTGTCGGTTACCCCCGCCGTGTCGTTCTGCGCCTTGAGCTGATCGGTGAAGAGCTTCGAGCCCTTCCCCGTCAGGGTCAGGATCGCGTTGACCGCCTCGGCGGAGCCGACGAGGCGCTGCAGCTTGATCGACGAGCCGCCGGCGGCGTCGACCACGAGGCCGAGGGCGTCCTTGAAGCCGAGCGCCTTCAGCGCCGCCTGCCCCGACTCGTACCCCGCGTTCTTGAACACGGGGGCCATGAGCTTCTCGGCCTTCACCGACGGGGCGACGAGGCTTTGGATCGCGTACCGGAGCTGGGTCGTCGCGACGCTCGCGGGGACACCGCCGGCGGTCAGGGTCGCGAGGGCCGCCCCGACCTCTTGAATGCTGACGTTCGCCGCCGCCGCGACGGGGGCGACGTTGAAGATCGACTCGCTGAGCTCCCCGAACGTCAGCTTGCCGGCGTTCACGGTCTGGAAGAGGGAGTCGCTGACCTTTTGCGCGTCGCTCGTCTTCAGCCCGAAGGCGTTGATGACGGTGGTGAGGCCGCCCACCGCCGTGTCGAGGTCGGTGACACCCGCGACGCTCGCCTTCGACGCGACCCGGAGGAACTCGATCGCGTTCTGCTTCGGGACGCCCGCGCCGAGGGCCTCGTAGAGCCCGTCGCTGATCGCCGACTGCGCGATCCCCACCTCACGCGAGAGGGCGGCGACCTGGCTGGAGAACTGGCCGAAGGTGCGGTCCGCCTGCGCGCCCACCTCGCCGAGCAGGCCGACGCTGGACCGCAGGCTCTTCTGCAACTGGCCGGCCGCGCCGACCTGATCGGCGATGGTCCTGACGAGCCCGCCGGCGACGAGCGCCCCGGCGGCGAACTTCGCCACCGACCGGACGCTCGCGCCGACCTGATTCCGGACCTGCGCGTCGAAGCCCGCCGAGTCCGGCCGGATCCGGACCTGAGCTTCGCCGATGACGTTCGAGGACACCTACTCCACCCGCCCCGTCGCCATCATCCGCATGAGGGCCGGCACGTTCTCGCCAGGGACGGAGGTGTCCACCGGCGTGGGCGGCCTCGACGCGCCGGCGCGCAGCGGCCGGGTGAACGGCTCGAGGGGGGCGTCAAGCCGTCCCTCGAGGCCGCGCATCTCCCGGTCCGAGCGTCCGGTGGCGAGGTACTCCCACACCGTCGCGACTAGCCGTCCGACGTCATCGGCGAGGGGTCCTGCACCGGGGCCGCCGCGGAGGGTGAGGTGGGCGTCGAGGTCGAGCCACCGCCGGGGGTCCCACGCCCAAAGGACGAGGGCGACGGCCCGTCCGTAGGGCGGGCGCAGTAGTGGACCACCATCTGCTCCCACACGTCGAGCAGCTCCCCCTGTGTGATGCCCTCCGCCGCCGGGTCCGTCGGGTCGCCGAGCAGCGCCAGGAACGCGGCGCGGTCCTGCTCGTCGAGGATGAGGGACGCGATGGTGCCGGCGACGCGCTCGATCGCCGCGAGGTTCGTCTCGTCGGGCGGCGGCGTCATCGCGTGGGCGATGTAGCGGGCGGAGCACGTCGGCATCACCGCGAAGGTGCGGCCGGCGACGTGGAGGGGGATCGCTGCGATTGGGGAGCCGTTCATGTCCTGAGCCACGGTGGGTCCTTTCGGTTCTTTCGGGAGGGTCAGGCTGCGGCGCGAAGCGCCGGGACGAGGAAGGGGTGGGCGGCCATGTAGCGGGTGCCGAGCTCCTGAAACACGGCGTAGAACACGTTCGTGCCGATGGCGGCGTACAGGCCCCGGCCGTCCTTGCCGAGCGCCCACGTGATGCTCGACCTGAGGCGGCCGGTGTCCACGGGGGCGAGCTGCTTCGCCGCCGACTCGACGCGGATGGCGCGGCGGGTGAGGTCCCGGCCGACGGGTCCCGCGACGCCGTTCAGGAGGGCGTCAAGCTGCGCGGGGTAGAGGATGACGTCGAGGGCCACTACAGGTCCGGGTCGGGGTCGAGTTGCGGGATCACGTCCACCGTCCACCCGGCGACACCGCCGAGGGCGGGCAGCGGGGTGAGCGCGAGGACGAGCAGGGTGGGCCGGAAGATCGGGTCCTCGAGCCCGGCGTAGAACGACGCGAGCAGCGTCCCGGCGCTCAGCCGGTTCCGCAGCCCGCTCCACAACGCCCATCCCTGCGCGTACAGGCGGGTGCTCGCGGCGTTCACCGCCTCGGGGGCGGGGGCGTTCCCATCCCTGGTCACGGCGGGAACGCACGCCGTGAGCCACAGGCGCAGGCCGGCGAGGGTGAGGCCGTGGCACTTCGTGCCGATGACGAGCTCGGCCTGATCGCCGGTGATCGCGACGCGCACCGCCGGGCTCACCGACACGGCGAGCTGGTCGCAGGCGTCGAGCGCCGGCGGGCCGATGCTGAGCACCTGCCGCGCCGGCGCACCGGGCACGCCGAGACCCGGGTTCGCCGCCCCGTCGAGGATGCCGGCGGC